ACATTCTGTCCACCCTGGGGGAGGTGTGTCTAGATCTTCTAAAGTCCAGTAACCTTTTTTAATACCATCTTTGAGTATTTGAAGAACTGAAACATCAAATAGTTTTTGCATTATCTTTCCCCCAAGTAGTTATATAGTTCTTGATTAAAATCTATAAGTTCTTTTCTAACCATAGGCAGATAATGAATTTTCATAAATGCTTTTTTACGTCTTGATAACTTACCATCTGATAAATAATCATTCATTACAGAATGAACTGTCCAATCACCCTGTCTCTCGGTAGTTCCTGCACCATTGTTAATCATTATTCAAACCCCCTTTCTGCTGTAAATACTCTTGATGCTGGATGATTATTTTTTGGCTCTTCTGGTTTGTAACTCTTCTTAAGTGGATATATATCCTTCCAGCCAGCCGTAATTGCCTTTTCAAGA